ACAACTGATAAAAGCCCGAAGTGACGTACACGCCAGTAGTAATTCCACCTAACTGAAAAGTAGTATCTACCGACAGGCTTCCTGTCATGCCAGCGATTGTAATTAGATAATTGTCGTAGGTAGAACTGAACGCGTCGCTGACCGTCACAGTACTGACTGCATTACCAATTGTCTGTTGTTTGACATAAGTCAAGCCTGAGTTTGCCATTGAGTTAGCCGCGCTTGCTGTAAAGATTTGCGCGGTAGTGAATGTAGGTAGTACTGCCATGATTAATATCCTAATCTGTTGTTGTCGAGTTGTCCGAGAACTGGATTGCCCAGTAGAAGGTAAGCGTTGAGATCGGCACCCGAGACGTAGTAAGTGAAGGACGCGCCCGCTGGGGTTGCAGACATAGTGACACCCTCAATCAGGCAAGGAAAGACGGTGCCCCTGAAGGTGACGTTGACCTGTGTCCCGACGAAGCTGTTGAAGTTAGGGCCATTCTCCATGCCGTCTAACTGGAAGACGTTTTGCGCTTCCGCGCTACAAGTGAAACTGCTGATAGCGAACCGCGCGTCTTCATAGTTTCCTAGTAGGTAGTTGGCGAAGTCTGTGGCGTTGCCGGTGCTGGCGCTTAGGGTGTTGACGTTGTAAGTCCTGAAAGGTGCTGTAGCGCCTACTTTGGTGACGGTGACGGCTGCGAAGTCTTGCGGGTCAACAGTGATCTGGGTGTAGTAGTTGTCGCTGAGGCTGTCAAAGGTGATTCCGTTGTAGACCTGATAGCTGATGTTGTTCGCCACGTCGCTGAAGCCTGTGGTGGCAATGTTCTGCGCAAAGGGGCTGACAATCGAGACAGTGTCTGTGAAGACCGTGTCGTGCAGTCGGCTGTTAGTGGTTAGCGCTGCTTGTGCTACCCAGTCTGCCCAAGTGCCGCTGACGGTTGTAGGTGCGATCGAGGTGTTCGGACCTACCTTCTCAACGGTGATGGCGGTCTCAGTTGACGCCTCGATGCACTGTGCAGCAAGAGTCGTGCTAGTGATTGCGTAGTTCTCGCCCTGCATACGACCCAGAACAGCGAAACTGCCTTCAACGTTGATAATCAGATAATCGGACTGGCCGACATTGTCTTTGAAAGGTATGCCATAGACCGCCGTCACGTTACTAATGCGACCGAGAAACATATCTGCCCCAGGGTACGGATAGATAGTGTTGGTGTTCTTGATTTCAATAATCGTGCCGGCAACTAAATCGGCAATGGGTGAAGCAAAGCCTGTCGGGTAGCGCAACTCGACTGTCGCAGTCGTTGCCTGTATTGCCTGCAGTTGCGCTTGGCGTCCAGCGTTGATTGTGATGCTTTGAACATTGGTCAGCGCGGTAAAGACTGCTGGCATTACGGCGCTGTAAGAGACGGTGTAGGACTGTAGACCCATGACTAAAAGATGTTGCTTGTCCGAATAGGAATAGAACCGTTTTGTCTCATGTAGGTACGCAGGGCTTGTACTACGGCGTTAGGGTCGCCGCCGTTGACATGGATCGTGACGTTATTTCCGCCACCCATCTGATTCATCTTTGACAGCGGGATCACTGCCTCTGGTCCCTTTTCCCCGATGAGGGCAAGTTGAGGACTGGTCACAATTCCACCGGCAGCGAGCATTGGAATGTTGGGCACCTCGAAGCCTTTGCCACCAATCCCTGGCACCCAAGACGGAACCTTGAAAGACAACTTGCCAATGGTGTTGTTCCATACGGTTGCAATGCCGTTGAACACAGCCTTGAAGACGTTGTAGAGAATCTCTGCTTCGGTCTTTATGACTGAGAAATAAGCAAGGAAGCCTGTCTTGATTGCTCGACCGACGGTGTCAACAATCTCGCGGAAGGCGTCGAACTTCTTATAGGCAACGACTAGCCCTGCGATGAGTGCAACGATGGCTATGACAATAAGAGTGACAGGGTTGAGTGCCATTACCGCGTTGAAGGCCATTTGAATGCCAGTGAATACTTTGGTTGCAACGCCCCACGCCGTAATTGCAGCGTTGGCGATGACGACGGCGGCTGCAATGCCTCCAATGACGCCTGCGATGATCAGGAAGGCTGTCGTGTTCTCTTGTGCCCACGCGCCCATGCCTTGAAGAAACGGAAGCACCGCTTCGATGGCTGGTAGCAGTGCCGCGCCGATTGACTCTTTGGTCTCAGCTAGTGAAACGCTAAGTCGTTTGAATTGTCCCTGTGCAGAGTTGGCTGCGGTAGTGGCAGCGCCTCCAGTGGTTTTAGCCATTGCTGCCATGACCTCATCAAAGGTTGCCCCGTCTTTAATCATCTGGCGTAGTTCAGGTGACAACTTCGCAAGAGCGGTCAGGTTTCCTCCGTACGCCTTTTCAAGGCTAGCGGTGACTGTGGCCAGCGGTTTGCCGGTGCTGGCGGCTATGTCCATGGCAGCGGTTGCTAGTTCTTGTGCCTTGGTTACTGATCCCGTTGCCTTCGACAGTCGAGCCAGAACTGGTCTCAACTCATCATCGGTCACGCCTAGCAATTTGCCTTGAGTGCTGATCCAGTTCTCATTAGCTGCGATTTGTGCTTCGGTTGCGCCAGTGGTTTTCTTCAACGTGGATGCTAGAAGTTGCTGTGCGGCGTCGTCCTCGATAGCGCCCTTTGTAGCGTCAAACAAAGCGACGCCTAGACCCGCTATTGCGATGCCAGCAGGGACCGCTGCCTTCTTGATTGCGAACTGCGCCTTCTGTCCTGTGGTTTCCAGTTGCTTAAACTGGGCAACGGCTTTCGAGATTCCAGCCCCGTCAAATTCTGAGATGATTGGAATTGTGATGGCCATTAGATTCTCCCGTTGTTGCCGGTCATTTTCATAACCTTGTTCACTAGATCGCGGACTTGATTGTTCACTTCTTCATCTTGGGCTTCGTAGGCTCGCCAGATAACGCGGGAAGGCGGACCGTATCGTGCCTGTAAAGATTGAGACAGTTTCCCTTTTCGCGCCATGTCAAACAGAGTAGCCTGCGGACCTCCCCACCTGATGCCGAAGGTTGCGAGGTTCTGACGGAAGCCCCCTGGAGCGTCTCGAACTTTTTTGCCACTGGTGAACGCCTTTAGATTCTTGTTGACTTTTTTTGCGTCCCAAGCCATTAGTTCTGCGCCACTCTTACCAGTCCAAGGTCGAGCCATACCGGACAGTGGAGCGTCGTCAGGGATGTTGCGTCGAGCCTCAACTAGCACTGGATCAACGATTGCCTTGTACTCAGTGGTTATCGAGCGACGAAGTTTCTTGTCGATCTTGTTTAGCTGCGCTAATGCGTCCTTGAGACCGACAACTTCAATCGGACCTAGACCGCTGGTCATTGTCGTCTTGCTTTGTTTAGGACGTCAATCACTGTGTTCATGTCTTGCACTTCAAATGGTATTTGTGGAGGCCACCATCCAGTCTCGACTAGCAGTTCTGCTAGTGATCGTGAATAGGTGCCTCTTCGGTGGGGTTTGTTGGTTCGTCCGATACAACTTCAATGGCAACAAGTTTCTTGACATAGTCGTCAAAGACTGCCGGTGTCGTGATCCCGTGGAGTTTGCAGGATTCAAAAGCCATGAACGCTAGGTCTTCGAGACCTACGCCAGTAGCGAGGTTTGAGGCTTTCTGCTTAAACTTCCGCTCCCATGCGATGATCACATAGAGGTTGGTTTTGACTTCGTAGGTCGTTTGATCTGTTGTTACTTTGAGCGTGAGTTGCATAATGTATTTCTATTGTTACGGGGTGACGTCGCGTACCCAAGTACCACCGGTGAAGGAAGCCTCAACGGTTGCGAGTTCACCTACGGTTGAGTTAATCGGGGTGAAGTTGGCGAGCATACAGTTAGTGATGACGTACTCAGGGTTAGTTGCCGATTCGGTTGCGCCCGATGGCGAGATCGTCAGGATCGTTGAACCTGTGCCGACACAAGATGCAAGGATTGCCTCAACCTCAGTAGCGCCGTAGCTGAGATAGAAAGTTATTGAAACGTCGACTGATTGAAGACCGCCGACGAAGCGTTCGCCGGTATCGCCGAAGGCGGTGCTCGAAAGTGCTGCCTGTCCCAGAGTGACGGAACAGGTGTTGGCTTGGTCCGATAAATCGGTGGTGGTAGCGCCTTGGGTGATTCCGATGGTCGCATTGGATAAGAAGGTGGTGGTGGCCATTTGGGTTTCTTTCTTGTTAGTTGCGCTGTACTGCTACAGCAACGGTCATGTCATAGCAGGGAAGCATCTGTTCGCCGTATGAGGCGAGCGATGGTCTTCCATCAACTATGGCGATTTGTGAGTTCATAATGGTGTCGACAGTGGTCATGAGGTAGTCGCCGCTGTCTTGATTTCCAGGCGGACCAGCGAGGACGCGGATTACAAGTCGGATGTCGCCCACGTTGTAAGTGAAGGCGTCAAGCGTTGGCAACTCGATCATGACTGACAACGGGCGAGCGTTGCGCGGGTCTGTGACTGGTTTGAGACCTAGCGCGGTGAGTGCCGTCTTGGTAGCGGTTACCGCTTCGTAGAGAATGCCCGATGCAGCCATTAGGCGACCTGTGGTCTTCCGCAGCCTAGTAGTTGCATGATCTGGCCCAGAGACATTGTTGGTGTTCCCATGCTCATTGAATCAAAGGACGAATAGCCGTCGACGGCTCCGCGATTGCGATATTGGATTGCGGCATATTGGATCGTCCCCAATTTGGCTGCCCCGTCTGGAGCGCTTGAGAGGCTGTCTGTGTAGCCCGCCTCCCTACGCTTACGAAACGCCCAACTGTTAGCCGCAGAAACGCATACAGCGATGAATGCGGTGTCATTAGCCGTAGCGACCTCGATGCCCAGCCAACTGGTTACATCCGCGCTTGTAATCCAACTTGGGCTGGGTGTGAAGGTGACTGTGCCGGTAGCGACGTCTCGCGGGAAATCGTCGCCTGCGTTGACGTATATGAACTGGTTAGGGATGATGACCTGATAATCAAAGAGCAGGTCCCCTTCTTCGGATAGTCCAATAAACTCATAAGGCTCGGTCGAGATAACAGTCTGAGTACCGCTAAATCCGTGATTTGCTCCCGCTACCACGACCGAGTCTTGAGGTTGAATGTCCGTGTCTACGAAAGTCTGCAAGACGGCATAGTTGTCTAGTCGCGCATGAAAAGCGAGATTGAATACAGCCATGGTCTTGCAGTCTTTCTAGATCGTCTTTATCAGACGAATGCAGCCTTGATGCTGAGAGTTGGGTCAATGAGCTTTGATGCCCAGTACCCTCTGAAGGCAATTTGGCGAGACAGTTGCGAAGGCTGTTCCACTGAGATTGCGCCCTTTTGCTGTTCCCAGTTTTCAAGTGCGCGAGGATCAAGGATTGTCATGCCTGCCGATGTCAGGTTGCGGTCAACTACGACGCGAAGACCGAAGGCGAATGCGCCCATGGTGCTGGCTGCGTTGAGTGTGCCGAAAGCGTTCATTGGTCCTACTTGTGGGAACAACGGACGGTCTGCCGTGTCGCTGAGTGATCCCATCAACTTCCAGACGTTGGGAGACACAGCCAAGATTGAAGGCAGGTTTCCGTTTGAGCCGGTGAGGATGTCTGCTGCTGCGGTGTACATCCACTCGACCCAGTACGCAGGATCTGCAATTGAGGCGTTGGCAAAGTTATTGCTGTTGGTTGTACCAGTCTGGAGTTCAGAACAAGCGAGCAGGTCTGTGCGATCTGCATAGACACGAGCCATGTCGTCTAGCAAAGCGCCAAGAACTTCTGGCTGTGACCAGTCAAGTGAGGCTTCGCTGATTTCAACGTATCCACCTTGGATTGTCTTGGTGATTTGTACGTCATCGATTTGGAACTGTGAAGCCGTGATCGTGGTGTTCTGTGTTGCAGTGCCGATGCTGTTATGAACGTTCACTACGGGACGGATGAAGATGGCTCCTGCTTGGGGCATGGCACGAACTGATGTCGCATCCACAAGCGGCCTTGAGCCTACGAACGAGTTGAAGATAGGCGAGACGATTGGCGTCGGGACCACTCCAGGAATGTCACTTGTAACGACATCGGGCGCGGCAGCGCGGATGTTGTCGTTCATTTGTGCCCAGTCATGTCCGCCACGAATGAACGTTGCGATGTACTCGGATGCGGACGGAAGCTTGAACTCGCGTCGCGCATTTGCGTAGATGGGTTGTGTTGGGATGATTGAAGCCTCGACCTCAACCACTGGGTTTTCTTGTGTTGCCACTTCTGGTTCCTCCTCGGAATCTGTTGGGGTGGGTTCGGTTGCATCTTCGGGTTCCGATGCAGCGATTTCTGTAATGACAGCGTCTTTGAACGCTGGCTGGGCGACAAGGCTAATCTCGATTAGGTCCGCTTGGGAAACGACCATGACGCCTTCTTTGTTGTACTTGTATTTGACCGGAACGGCTCCGACGCTAACCGAGTCGTACGCGCCTGCTTTTACGAGTTCGATTGCGTCGGCTGCCGCGCCCGTCTTTGCGAAGGTGGCGGTGAAGCCAAGTCCCTCGGGCATATCTGCAAGAGATGACACGACGCCGCGCAAGGCTGACATATCGTGATTTTCTAGAAGCTTTGGTGCTTTCATATTTAGATCGAAAGCGCCACGAGCGAAGGAAACTTTGGTGCCGTCCATGACGGTTGCAGAAACGGGTGCCCAAGGCACTGCAATTCCAGTAATCGTTTTGGGCGCGTCGTCACCGGCGGAGGCGTCGAGCGTAATAGGTACATTTACGAAGTGGATCATGTTGGACTTTCTACTGGTACTTCTACGACTGGTTCAACCATGACGTCTTGGTACATCTCTTCTTCCAAGTAACTTTCAACATCGAACTCGACAAAGCGATTGCGCGGAAGGACGTTCGAGGCTGACAGGGTCTGCTGAATGCACTCGATAAACGGCTTCGCCCCATACAGATAGAGCTGACGGTTGCTGTCTTGCACATTGGTATATGTGAGACCCGATCCTTCTTGAGGCGCGGAAACTAAGTACGCGGGGATGTTGGCAACTCTGGCCATCTCCAGAGATTGGTACTTGCGCTGTTCAGCGACTACTTCAGCCGGTGAGACTTTGAACTCTTTGAACTCGACGTAGTCGTTGAGTGCTCCGATTGCGTTTTGGCGTCTCATCGTTGACCACGCCGCAGCAATCTCGCTGAGGCTGTCGGAGTCGAGGGTCTCGCCGCCTTTTTGCTGCAAATAGCCAGGGACTGTTTCAAGCGTTGCGTAACGATCTGCGGCCATGTCTAGGTGAGTAGCGATAGACAACGCCCGAGCGCCTTGGAAAAGCAAGCCTTGAATGGGAGACAAGAACTGGATCACGTCGTTAGCGTCTCCAATTTCGACACCGTTGAACTGGATCACATCCGACGGTCCGAACCACTGCGGACCCGTCTGATTCGGCGTCGATACCATGTTGGCGGGTAACCACGTCATCGAGGCTGGCAGTCCGGTTGAGTATCTGGAGGTCACGAAGGCAAAGGCGCGACCGTAGAAGAACAAGTCAGCAAAGATGTTGGAGTAGAAGAAGTTGCGCGTGACCTTTGGATCTGGTTGTTCCATCCACGGCTCTAACGGCAGGTAGATCTCTTCGTAGCGTTCTCCAGTCCACTGTTTCGAGTAGTGGCGCATCTCAAGGCACCCAATCATCGATGCAAGCAGGTCTTTGGATCGTGAGACTGTCGGGTTCTGCAGGGCGCGTTGTTCTGCCGCGCCAGTTGAGTAGGCAAGGAACTGATCTATTTGGGACGCTCCAGCACCAGCGGCAGCCTTCACAGGGGGAGTAGAGATCTGCGCAGTTGTAACTTTTGGAGTGAAGAATCCCACAGGCGGAGTCTCTCACAAAGTTGTTGCAAATGCAACTACCTTGCTGATCCCATCATGGCTCGCCCTGATTGGCTAGGTCGAGAGACCAGCGACGCCGCAGCTACTAGGCACCTTGCACACTCAATCGGACCTGGACTTTTCTGGCTGCTAAGAACGACTGACCCGTTCGCTTTGACAAGGGTCGCCCTGTTGACGTGCTCTGCCAGCATCTGTTCGCCGGTATGCAAAAGCCTGCCTTCGTTGATCATCGATTTCACCAGCCCTGTGTATTTGATCATCTCTGCGTAGCCCCAAAGGGAACGGCGACGGACTAACGGCTCGGGCGTGTGAAGGTCCAACGTAGGAGTGATTGCTAGTTTGAGTTTCGGGTCGTCGCCCATTAGACGCTCGATGTGTTGCCACATCTGGCGGTTAGTTTCACAGGTGAACGCGACACTGGCGACGATGTCCCCGTCGCTGTTTAGCCCGCAATGAATCCCGACGTACTTTGAATCGTCGATACTGCTGTCAACAGCAAGAACGGAATTGCCACCTTCTATGGCTCGGTTTGTGGTAAAGCGTCTGTCCCATTCGCCAGGATTAATCCACGAGTTCGCTGCCGCCACCCATAAATTGCAATGCGCCCTGAGATACTGGGATCGGTCTGGCGCGGCGGCTGCACTTTCTAGACCTTTCATCGTGATCGTTCTACCCAGACTCGGGTTCGCAAATCCCCAATATCGTTGGTCGTCTGGTGACACGCCACTGGGCAGGCTCCATTCCGCCATGAACAAATCCGACCGGACGCCCGAGTCGATCACGCCAAGCGCCTGTTCTCGAAGCTTCAGAAACGCCCTCGACGATTCGTCGCCTGCTGTGGAGACTAGGAAAGCCAGCGGGGACGGGACAGCGATCTGGCTGGGTTTCAACGCGCCGAAGTAGGTTGCCTCAGAGATGGCCCAAAGTTCATCGACGATTAGGATGTCCCAAGTCCCGCCGTGTTTCTTGCCGGTGGCGCTGTTCACCTTGTAGACCGACCCGTCGTTCATCTTGACTTGGTGCCGACCGTACGCCCAAGTCACCTTTGCCAAATCAGACTCTTCCAACAACTCGAACACATCGCGCAAATCCTCGAAGACCTCAGTCGCCAGCCCCAACTCATGCGCGGTCGACATAATGCGAACGGGTCTGCCCCAGATCCGTGGCAACTCGGTCAGGCAAAAGCCAACAAGGGCGCTAAGCATCGTGGTCTTCCCATTTTGGCGGCCAGTGCTTATAAGCGCGGTGCTAGATATGAAGTTGCCGTCCTCATCGTGCTCAAGTGCACCAGACAAAGCCCGCAACTGCCAAGGAAACAACGTCCTGCCAAGATGCGCCGCGCTCCACTCCCCAACCAAAGCCGAGTAGGAACCGAACGCCCCAGTCGGCGTAACTAGCCGAGGCTGTTCAACGCCAACGCCAACGATTGCAACGGTTTCATCGGGGTCTCGAACCGAATCATGACTGTTCGTAGAGATATGATCAGAAGGGGTCGGGGTCAATGTCGTTTGATTTGTGAAAAAATCCATGTCGTTTTTTTGGGGAATCGGTCTTTTCGTCGTTTTGGGGTCGAGTCGTAGATGTTCTGATCTTGCGTGTTGTTGGGCGTTTCTTTTTTGATTGAGGTATCTATTTCCGCGTGTGGCGTTGCACTTTTTGCATGACCCGACGAGGTTGTCAAGATCGTCTGTGCCGCCTCGGTCTACTTCGATGACGTGGTCTGCTTCTGTTGCCGGTGCTTTGTGGCACCAGTGGCATATCGGTTCGTGTTCGAGGATGATGGCGCGGTTGCGCATGAACTCTGGGCTGTTTCGTTTTGTCATAGTGTTTCCTTTGGTGGTGGTCGAGATGGTACTACCGCCCTCGCAGGCTCGGTTGGTCTCGTGTGCGTGAACGGTTTAGTGGTTGGTGCCCCCCCCACTTTCAGTTAGTAGCTGCGGCAGGTGGCTTGGTTAGGGCGGTCGCCGTACGCCTTTTGTGTCGTTAGGGAACGCTGCACGATGACTGACCCCCATTGCCATTCACGTTAGTCATCTCAGGTATTGGGGCGCATCGCTCTACCCTCGTTTCCGAGTGTTATACCAACAGAGCGCAAATCCCTATGTGGCCATGGTCCTATTCAATTGTCGAGGGGTTGTTACTTGCGGATGCCTTGAAGGATCGCAATGCCGATGCAGACTAGTAGCGCGTACCAAGCAAGAACGATCACCGGACGCGCCCTATCTTTGAATTGTGCAAGGCTTGGATGTTCTCATCCCCGTAGGCGAACAACACGGTCGGCATATAAATGCCGCCTTGGTCAAACTTCATATTCGAGGGCATAGGCATGAGGGCTGGACAGTCAGCCCAGAGTAGGTCGAACCACTTTGCCTTTGTAAACGGGACTAAGCAGATGCCGTGTGCGTGATCCATGAACTTCAAAGCCCAAGGCGTAACTTTGCCGTAGGGCGGGTTCATCCACACATTGCCAATCCACTCGGATGCGAGACCGTCGGTCTCTTGTGTGAAGAACGTCTTGCAGGGCGTGTGAGGTGGTCCTTCGGGCGGGCAGGCAACGTCAACATCAAACTCGACGCCTAACGCTTCAAACAGCCACGCAGGGGTCCAGTAGTCGTCGGTCGTTGCAGAGGTTTGAGGCATTGGAAAGAGATGCGGTTGAGTGCTCATCGAGACGCCAGCCTTTCAGCGATCGTCTGGAGGTCTCTGGGACGCCACACATAACACTCAGCGTGTGGGACCAGCATTGCTCGCCAGTTCAGTTGGGCGTAACTCAACTTCCCTATCTCGGTTTTCAGCTCAGCAAATATGAGTCCGCCGCGCGGATGGGCCATAACGATGTCAGGGAAGCCTGGACTGCCCGTTGTTATATATCTGCCGGTCCTAGTCATGCTGGGCTGGGCGTGGTGGAGTGACCAGCCGTACTGATAGGCGAGGGCTTTGACTTGGCTCATAAATGAGGCTTCGCTGATGCCTTTCATTTGTCTCTGCCCAACATAAAGCCACACATGAAGACGGCGGTCAACATAATGATCAGGCTAAATAAGTCGAGCACTAGAACGGCTCTTCAGGTGAGTCGTAGGTTGGCGCTGGCTGTTCGCCTGCCTTCAGGCTGTCAATATAGGCAGATGCCTCGCGCTTTGTGAACGACTGCAGATTGCTTGGCGGAACTTTGCCCATGCTCTTACAGACCGCCCTAATCATGTTCTGTTGTTTCTCGCTGGCGATGTTGCCGTTCTCGGTGATCGTGGTATCACCGGACATTCTGACAACTTTCTGCATCTCTTCTCGACTGGGTTTCTTGGTCCAGTCCGCGCCTAGATACCCCGCAGCCGCGAGCGACCTTCCCTGCGACGAAGTACAGCAATTCTCAATCCTTGACGTGGAGTTCACGCCGCGATCAGTGAGTTGCTCTTCTGCGTAGTCGGTGGCGGTTGGTTGAGTGTCGTCTTTGTCAAGCCATAGCGTTGTCTTGACAACACATCGAGCGCCGTCATCGAATACTAGTTCGGAGTGGATCGCGCCGTTCGGGTGGTCAATCCAGAACTGTTTGATTCTTTCGGAGACGGGCGTGTAGTCGTCGAGGTTGAAAGCCATTACCAACCGCCCAGAATCCTGCGGATCGCAGCTATTTCTTCGTTGGTCGTGTAAAGCGTAACGCTGGTATAGCCAAGGTTTATTTGGATTGTTGCAAAGTAATCGTGGTCTCGAACTTTGCACTCAATGTTGTCTCTGGTGACGTTGTGGATGTCAACTCCACTTACTCGAACTGGCTCACTCATCTGCGTCTACCAATTGCGCGGTGGACAGGTAGGTCAAGCCCTTAGCGGGTCCGCTTGAGTTCATAGTTGGGTGCCACTGGTGACGGATTGTTTCCGCAATGTCTGGCAAAGCGTGAAACGCCCCGACAGCCTCCATAATCAGGCTCGCTTCTTTGAACCGCAGTTCAAGCGCCAGCGTATGGCTGAGGTTGGTTAGTTTGGCGATAAGTTCGCCGGTTGAAGTTTCCATTGTCTTTCCTTTGTTAGTTTCCTGAAGTTACACGCCAATGGCCTAGACCGCCATTGTCGTAGAGGTACCGCGCCACCTTGACATTGCATTGAGGGTCTAGCAAGGCTGGTATCACAGTCTTAGTCTTACAGACAGCCCGTGTCACAGTTGCCCATGATCCTTGAATCTGCATGAGACCAACGTCTGGTCGTCCGGTGCTTTTGCGGACTGGCGATAGGGCGCGGGCGGTGCATCGAGATTCTCGGTACATAATCCTTGAGAGTTGAGGGACGACCTTTGCGGGGAAGTGACGTCTCAGTAGGGGTTCCCATTGTGGGCATGAGTTAGCAGCCGCCATTGCTGGGGCTGGGATGGATAAAGCGGTGAGAAGGGCTAGTGCCATGATGCGTTTCAGGTGCTCTCAACTTCGATAGGCAGCGACCAAATCAGAAAGGGTGACGCTCGACGCGCAACCGTGACTCTGAGATGTTCGCCTGTTTCCAGATCCGTGAAGATCTGAACGAGTGTCAACTTATCCCCAGAGACTAACTGGTGATATCCCCAGACTGGGATCATCGGCGGTTCCAGTAGCGGTTGGCGATTTTGAAGTAAGCCCAAGATACAAGCCAGCCGTAGGTGAAATAGATGAGTTTTTCGGAGTGACTCATGCCAGCCCCTTTGCCGTGTCCAGCCCTAGTTGGGTGATTGTGCACACGATCCCCTGAGACCCGCTTGAGAGGGCACGACGAACGCCTGAGTCTTGGATTAGTCCCGATGTGCGCAAGTCGGAGCAACGCTTCCAATATCCTCGGATGTCGTGACCTTGGGCTGCAGCTCGGGTGTTGGCTTCTTCATCGGTTAGTCCGAGGGTTGAGTCGGCGTAGATCGCTAAAAGGATGGCTCGATGGCTACCGACCCGCATAGGGCTGACTTGGCGCGACGTCTCTGGGTCGGTTGACCTGAACAGGGGCATATCGAACGGCATGTCGAAGATGATTTTGGGCATGATTTGTTTCCTTTGGTTAGAGCCATTTGAGTGACTAGACGTCACTATACACAAAGGGAGAAGTCGATGGTGGATACCCCAATGGAAACAAAGGTACCCACCACCTAGCCCAGACCACGCTCAAACGAGTCTGGAGTCCTATTTAAGCGCCCTGAAGACCTCTTCAAAGTGCTCGGGTGTTTGATTGGCCAGTTCAATATGGAACCAGTTAGGCGATCCTTGGTACGATCCAGCGTTGTTGTCTGCCGTGTAGACCAAGACTCCCCGCTTGCCCTCGCCGCGAGAACAGCGGTACCCCGCGCCATAGTCGCCGTAGGCATACCAGTGCATCTCGCATAGCCCCAGCGCTTTAGAGTTGGCAAGGAACCAGTCCCAGATCACTCGCGCTTGTGCTTCGTCTTTGTATTTCAGGTCGGCGGCATAGCCAGTCGCATGGACGGATAGACCGGCATTATTTCTCATGGGTCGATTTGCGTATGTGCCTAACGACGTTAGACCCCAACGCGCCTTGCACAGCTCGACAAGTTTTGCAGTGACGGGTTGAGTCGTCTTGCCATCCCAGGCTGGGTAATACGGGTAGACCCTATTCGCCATCACTCTTGTCCTTTGTTGAGTTCTTCAGGCCATTGGATGCGAGCAGGCCAGCAAGGACGCCCGACATCGTCAGCGTTAGCGGTGACAACACAGCCCAGGCTTCGTTGTCATTCGGGCTGACTTCGAGAGGTTGAGTTACGAAAAGCAAGCCGAAGAGCAGACTGAAGACGGTGCCGACAAAGGCGACTGAGATTGCTACTCCAACCAGCAGAATCAGGCGGGCTTTGATCTCTTCGTTGGTGTGACGTGGTCTCATTTTCATAGGCACTTTCCGCCGGTGCCGTAGGCAGGGGCTGTGGTCGTTGGGACGATGGTCTCGGTTACGCCGCGCAGGGCTTTGTTCTTTGTGGGTCGACAGTTGAGTCGTTCACGATCCGCGCAACCTGTAAGGGCTAAGAGGGTGGCGCTAATCAGCAGTACGCGTTTCATCTGTGCCTTCTAATGTCCAGCCTGTATCGAGCAGGGCTTGGTGTTCTTCCTCAGTCATTTCACGAACAATGTCGTCTATTTGAATGTTGGGTCGTGTCATTGGTTATGCCTTCCGATATCCGTAGACGGTAATGATTCCGCCAGTCAGCGTTCCGCTAGTAGGCGCAATAGTGAACGCTGTTGCCTGCACAGTGCTGGCTATTTGAGTTGTCCCATACGCTGCTAAGGTTGCGGATGCGGTTTTTATGCTGGCGTACTTTGTAGCGGCAATATTTGGTCCGCTAATTTCAATGCTTATTTGAGTGTTTTGGGTTGAAGCCATTGTGCCGATTGGCATCGTTGTAGTTGTCACGGTGTAGCCAGTAAGAGTTGCAGAGGCTAACAACTGATAAAAGCCCGAAGTGACGTACACGCCAGTAGTAATTCCACCTAACTGAAAAGTAGTATCTACCGACAGGCTTCCTGTCATGCCAGCGATTGTAATTAGATAATTGTCGTAGGTAGAACT